GTAACGCGATTGGGTCTGCCAGGGTGTCTGCCGTAGACTCTCGGGCGCCGGGTTCGCCCGGCGCGCCACCCTAGCTCAGTCGGTAGAGCAATTCACTCGTAATGAATAGGTCAGGGGTTCGATTCCCCTGGGTGGCTCCATCGGGGAGTGGCAGGCCCGGCCTGGGTGAGCTGCCGCCAGGCCCACCGTCCGGCACGGGCCTAATGCCAGCTGTCACGTAGATGTATGAAATCCCGGTACCTGCGCAGGCGCGATCGAGCTCGTCCACTGCCCACGCGACCTTTCCTGAGATTCGAGAGGACATCGCCTGTGGCGAGATTCCCACTGCGCGGGCCAATTCGCTGTACTTGATCCGTCGTCCTGCGCACTCTTCACGGATGCGGCGGGCCACGGCAGCCGCTCGCGATTCACCACGATCACCATCAACAGCCATCAAGGTCGTCATGAGGTGAACTTTAGGTCATTTATGTTGCAAAGTCTATCGCTCAGCGATAGTCAACTGCGACACGCTGTAGAAATTCACGTCGAGAGGCTTGCATGGGCTACGGCTGAGCAGTAGAACTACATGCATGTCTTTAATGACTACTGATCAGCGAGTGGCGGCGAACGTACGGGCCGAGCTGGCCCGTAGGCGGATCAACCGGCAAGCCCTGGCTAAGGCGATGGGTATCGGCCCCATGGCCATTTCTCGCCGGATGTCCGGTCAGGTGTCGTTCTCAATCGCCGAGCTTTACCGGGTCGCCGAGATCCTCAAGGTCGATATCTCGGCGCTCATTGCGATCGACCAGGCGGTGGCCTCGTGATGGGTCCGGCGGTGGTCATCATTGTTGCGTCGGGGGCGGCGCTGGCTGTCCAAGCGTCGACAACGGATGAACGACTCCAGGCTTTCGCAGGTATAGCTGTGCTCGCGGTGATCGCGCTTCTAGCGCTTGGGTCCGTCGTACGCGAGCTGGTATCTCACATACAGGCAACAGCCCTGGAGGTAGCAGCTCGGCGAGGCCAAGTTCAGCGACTTCCACTCGCAATCGCTTCCGACGCCACCGGCCAGGGTGAGGCGACCAGGTGACGATCAACGCCGCGCCCCGAGTCTTCGCCGGATCGACGTTGGCGCCGACTCCCACGATGACTGATTCTCCGGCCTTCACGACGGAGACCGCATACCCCCAATTGCTCGGCTCAAGCTCGATCGCTGGATCGCATTTCGAGCCGAACACCTTCACGTCGAAGGCGTCGCCGTCTCCGGCGTTGATCAGCGCCACCCGCGCTACCCGCGTGGGACCGTCCCCCACGCCACTGGATTCTCCCCGGTTGGGCGTTAGACGCGCCTCGAGCCGTAGGACTGGCCGGGGCCTGTCAAACCACCGTAGGAGCAACGTGATGAGAGCGGAGACGATTGCCGCCGTTGGGATGACGCCGAGCCAGTCAAGCCATGTCATGCCCGGACAGTACTGCCCTACCGAGGCGCGGTGCTGGTTCCGGCGCGCCGGGACCAGCGCGCGGCCATCGGACGCCAAGCCCTGCCCACCAAGACTGACCCGCCCGCCAAACAACTGAATAAGGAAATACCCCAGCGGGCCGGGCTCAATTTCCCGCCAAGAAAATCCACACCCGGACCGCTGGGGCCACTGCAACCAGGATAGGAGAACCTGGCATGTCCCACCGTATCCCCGATAGATATCAGCGTGTCGGCGGCGTCCGCGCGGCCATCATGCGACACGCATTTTGGGCGGTCGCCGCTCTAGCCCTTGTCTACGCGCTGGTGATGCTGTCCGCGCACCAGTACGTGCAATTCGTCATCTGCATGGCACTCATGGTGGCCGCGTCCTGCATCGATCTACGGGTGCACCGTCGTGGCCGGTACCGCGATCGCGCCGGGGTGCTGCTGTTCATCGCCGTAATGGCCATCGTTGTCACCGGTGTGTTCGCGCAGGTCGGGGTGACAGCATGAGCCTCACATTCGATCCCGCGCCCGAATTCGACTCGGCCATGGCCGCATTCGATAAGGCAGAGCAGGCATGCGCCCTGACAGCTGGCGATGTAACCCTGCGTGCTGACATCGCCGAACTACTCGAAGCGCTGCCGATGCGCGAGCGACAGCGGGCGTGGGTCCAAGCTGCCGAAGACGCCGGTACCGACCCGCGAAACGGCTGGTACCTGTTCGCCGGGGCGATCAGCGAGGCCGCGCTAACAGACTTCTTCACCGATCGGGACGCACGGCATTCAGCCAGCGCCGTCCTCATGGAGGCGGTCTAATGCAGAAGCCCACCAAGGCATTTGCCGACATGGTGCTTGAACTCGCGGACAAGCTAGAGGCAGTCCTTAACGAGATGTACCCGGACGGCCAGCTTATCCCGGTGTTCGTCAGCCCCGAATCGCTGCGCGCGTCGGCGCGAGACCTCACGCGGAATGCCGAGGATACTCAGCGTTCAGCCGAACCATCCTTAGCGCCAAGCTGTTTCGCGCCCCTGTACCCAGTCACCTTGTATCAGGCCGGGTGCACCTCGTGCGGCACTGTCGTTGATGACTACGGCGACTACTCATGCGTTGAGGACGACGAAGCAGTGGGATACGTCTGCGATCGCCTGGGATGGTTCGAGACGACACGGCGCGAGCCATCGCCGACACCCGAGATGCCCAATCTCGTTACCGTGCATACGGTTGAGCTGTTGTGCCCGGACTGCCAGCGCTGCGAGGTCTGCGGCGCCTGCAATCCCGCTGAGATTGACGAACATCTGGTGTGCGTCGAGCACGAAGACCATGACTTTAGCGATGCCCCAATCGATGTCGCTGAGGTGGGCTCGTGACCGGCGACCAGCCGGTCGGTGAGCATCCCCCGATCGATACGTACGACCTGGTGCCGATGGAGCTTCGGCTCCGGGCGCTTGTCGCCGCGAGAGGCGCAAGCGAGGCGCTGGCCAACCTTATCGGTGTCGATCTGTTCCCGGATTTCACAAGCAATTTCGCGGCGCTTCTGCGCTTGCCGATCGCCCCAATCAACTAGCAGGGAGACCCTTTCATGTCGCGTTCGGAAGACCCTTTCATCCTGGAGTTACAAGCCGGTGCCAGCGCGACCGGCGAAATACACTCCTTCACAACCGAATCCATCGAGATACGAGGACCCTTCACCCTCGGCCAAGGGCTCGTATTACGCCCCGGCGCAAAGGTTTACATCCTTGCGGATACCGACGCGGTAGATGTCATCAACGGATTCATTGCCGCCGCAGAGGAGGCTGCCGAAGAGGGCGCCGCAGAGGATGCAGTACGTGCCGCCGTCGATTCGTTCGCCGACGAGGCAATCGAGGCTGTGAAAGACGCTGTAAGCCAGATAGATCCCTCGTTGGCCGACAGCGCGCAGAAGGTCGCCGACGCACTGATCGCAGCCATTGAGAAGGCTAAGCGGGGCGACGAATGAAATTCGCGATGGACACCGACCTACTCGCCGAAACCATCACGGCAGCAATCAGTTCCCTACCGGCCCGGCCAACGTCCCCGGTCCTGGGCGGGGTGTTGGTTGAGGTCGGTATCGGCTCGGTCACGATGTCGAGCTTCAACTACGACCGCGCCACCAAGCGCACCGCCGCCGCGATGGACGTTACCGAGCCCGACACAGCCGTGGTGTCAGGAAAACTGCTGGCCGCGATCGGCGGCAACCTACCCCGCAACAAGGACGCCACCGTTGACGTCAGCGGGCAGGAAATGGTTATTACGGCGGGCCGCACCGCATTTCGTCTACCCCTGCTGCATGGCGAGGACTTCCCCGAGCTGCCGATCATGAAGCCCAGAGAGGATGCCATCGGCACGGTCGATGGTGACACGTTCGCCGAGGCCGTACAGGTCATCGGCGCCTTGGCCTCCACCGAAGAGCAACCGGCCAATCTGACCGGAATCAATCTCACGTTCAGCCCAGATGGGTTGTGGCTGTGCGCCACTGACCGCTACATCGTAGGTAGGCGCCGTCTGGACTGGAACGGCAGCGTCCAGACCCAGACCCTCGTACCGGCTGCCGACCTGCTCGCCACGATCAAGGCCGCAGCCGGTTCCGCACCGGAGAACATCGAAATCCTGTTGCGTGGCAGCTCAATGTTCGGCCTGCGCACCCCATCAACCACAGTCATGACCCGTTGCCTGGCTGAGGAATTCCCCGCCATGGAAACGGTGCTGACCCCGGCTGTCTACGCGGCCACGTCCACGGTGGCCACCGCCGAACTCACGGACATGCTGCGCCGGGCCTCGTCCATCGCTGATGACGGCAACGCCCAAATCGACATCGAGGTTGACGCCGGGGGCCTGGCGGTCACCACCACCAAGAGCGCCACCGGCAAGGTCAACGACAGCATCGCCGCTGTGCACCAGGGCGATTACCGCCGCGTCGCGTTGTCTGCTCGCCGCCTCAATAGCGCCTTGTCGGTGGTCGATGACCACGAGGTCACCTTGGGATTCCGCGAGACCGGCCAGCTGGTGAGCATCCATCCCGGCGCGCTGGAACGCACCGACGACCCCGTTGACCTATTGGCGTGCAACAACTTTGCGCTACTTATCGGAATCCGCGGGACGTAACGCCGATGCCCGCAACCCCGCACAGCGCCCGTGTCTTCATCGTGGTTGACCCGGTGCAGGACTACGAAGAGTCGTTGCAGATCCTCGGCGTCTTCGGATCGCTCAAGGCAGCGCAGGTCTCGGCACCGCGACTGATGAAAGTCGCATGGCGGTACGAGCCGTATCGCACTGTCGAGGTTCAGGAATGGCGCGGCGACACCCTCGTAAACACCTGGACCTATCACCCCGATCGCGGCTGGCAGTTCACCGCATGACCAACACCGAAATGGAGGCAGCAGCATGACCGTAACCTCAGGCCCATTCTTCAACGTCGTTGACGAAGACGGTAGGCACCGCCGCGAGCTACGTGAGCGGGCACTGTATTCAGCCACACTGCTGCACTGCGAGACCGGCGACACCATGGCCATCCTCGACCGCGAGGCAGCCGTCAAGGACGTGCTGGCCACCGCCCAGCAGTTCTATGACTGGATCGCCCAGGAGGCCAGGTGATCACCCACAGTGGCGGCGCTACCCGCTTCTTCTGGTCGTGGCTCATCGGCTCGGCCGCGTTCTCCATCCTCGGTGTGGTCACGCACGCGGTGCTCGGTAGTGCGCGCTCATCGCTGATCGCCTCGGTGCTCGCGGTCGGCATCGTGGTAATCCAGCTGTGCGCCACCTACGGCGTGCACGCCTTGGTTCAGGAACGCATCACCGGCGCCGCATACCGTTGGGCGCTCGCGATCGCCGTTGCACTCGCGCTCGGCGCGTTCGTGCTCAACTTTGTTGCTCTGCAAGACCTGGTGATCACCTGGGCAGGTACCGCGCCCGCGATCGCCTGGATTGTGCCCCTGATCATCGATCTGGGCATGACGGCGAGCACCCTGGCGATACTCGCGCTCACCGAAGCTCAACGCACCGAGCAGCTGCACACACCCGCGCACCCTGACGCGCAAGCGGCGCCGTCCGTTCATGTCGAGGTGCACAACACCGTGCACGCTGACGCGCACGCCGCGCAGGACGGCGCACACGCTGCGCACGGCGATGTGCACCTAGTCGCCGCACAGCGCATCATCGCGCAAGGGGCGGTGCGTATCGAGGCGGAACGGATCGCGGCGGTGCTGGCCGTGCGCGCCCAGGGCGTCAACTCCGCGAGCATCATCGGACGGCGAACCAACGTCCACCACAAGACCGTGCGCCGCATCTTGGACGCAGCATGACGGGGCAGCTGGAGCTACTGGCCCGGTGCGCACTGCCGGGCTGCCCTGACGTTGTGGCAGCGGCGGGCGACGTATGCGCGGGCTGCGTGCAAGCGTGCGGGCCGTACCTGGCGCGCCGCGAGCCCCGTCCCGAGGTAACACCCGAGCAGATCGCCGACGAGCTAGCCGAGCGCGACCGGGGAACCATCGCGGCCTACGCGGCCCAAGCGGCCGTGGTTGCCGACGCACACCCCGCCGTTGAGTGGTTGGCCAAACGGCGCATTGAGAAGCACGTCGCGGTCCACCCGGAAGTGCTCAAGGTGATCGAGGCTGTCGAGGTCCGCAAGCCTAACCAGCTGTGCTGGCTGTGCGAGGAACGCCGGGCATGCACCCACATTGATGGGCGCTGGGAGTGCGACAAATGCCGGGGCATCCAATGACAACGGCCAAAGGCGGTGTCAACGATGGCGCCTAACGCCCCTGCGGCCTTGGTGCGGCGCATGTTCGCGCTCTTCCATCTGGGCGGCGTGCAGCAGAAGCGAGCCGATCGGCTGGCTGTCGCGTCATACGTCACCTGGCGCCGTATCCGCACGACCGATGACCTCACCGAGGCCGATATCAAGGCCGTCGTCGCGACGTTGGAGTACTGGCGTTTGGCCGGCCAAATCGAGTACCGGTGCCGCCGCATCGCCGAATCAATGCAGGAGGTGTCGGCGTAGATGCTCACGTTCGAGGATCGCCGGAAGTGGACCCGGCTGGTATTGCGGATGCCCAGCGCCGAGCTGTCCGCGTCGTGCAAGACGGTCCTGCTGGCGCTGGAAAGCTACGCGGACTACCGCGACGGCACCGGGGCACACCCCGGCGAGGAGAACCTATCCAAGGCCGCTGACGTGAACGTGCGCACCGTACGGCGGGCGCTAGCGACTGGGCGCGCCCTGGGGCTGATCGAACAGACCTCGGCAGCAAACTCAAAGGCGGGCAAGGCAGCCGAATACAGCCTGACCCTGCCGGGCGGCGCAGCCGTTACGACCGGACACCGGTGTCCTGTGGACAACTCCACGACCGGACACCCGAGTCCTGTCGAAACAGTCCACGACCGGACAAATGCGACGCCACGACCGGACACTGGTGTCCTCCCACCTAAGCCCTACACCAATAACCTAGGGGTGTTACGTAACTCGGGTACCTCACCAGCGCCGCGCATCACCGAGGACACACACCCCGAGCCTCCCTCGTGGTTCTGTGATGAGCACCCGATGGGAACTCGGGGCAACTGCGGCAATTGCGCAAACGCGCGAACTGCCTTCAACGCCTGGCAAGCCCATCAAGCCGTCCGCGATGTCGAAATCGCCCAGGCCGACACGCGGCGCCGACACGAGCAGCGCGTCAACTGCCCGTGGTGCCACGGCACCAACGTCCGCGACATCGGGGATGACCTCGTGGAGAAGTGCGACCACCAGAGCCCGCCACAGGCCCGTAGAACCCTCTCGCTGGTGCCACCACTGCCGGGCGGGCCTGAAAACGTCAGGGCGGCGCAATGAGCGCCCATTCCGGCCGCACTGAGGCCGACGAGCCCATCACGTTCGAGCGTGGCCCTGGTAGGCGGCGCCGCAGCGCACCGGGGCCGGTCTACGCCGCCTACGCCGTGACCGGAGCCCTCAACCGGCCATGCCCACGGTGCGGAGCCAGACCGCACCAGTACTGCCACGCCCCAGACGATCCCGGCCGCGAACGCAAAGGCCCATGCATGCAACGACTCTCAGAGAGGCAAGAGAGCTGATGACGACCGAATGCCGCAACAAAGCCTGCAAGCGGGCCTCGCAGCTGTACCTGTGCAACGACTGCACCACCGTCCTGCGCAACATGCTCGACCAGGTACCCGAACTGCTGGCCGAACTCGACGCTCGCATTCAGAAACTCGACCGCGTACCGCACGGCACGATCGGGCGCACTCGTGGCCCCTCGGACCTGAACGTGATGGATTTTGACGCCGCCGAGACCGCCCGTGAAACCCGGAAGATGCTGCGCCGCTGGGTCGAAACTGTCGCCTCCCAGCACAGCGGACGGCGCCCACCCGGCCTAGACACCGTGGAAACCCGCATGTTCGCCCGCTGGCTACAGGTCAACGTCGAGGCCATCGCACGCCTGGACATCGCCGGAAAGATCTACGACGACATCAAGGAACTCATCGGTTCCGGCGACAAAGGCGGCACACTCGTACGGGCTATCGATCGCCGCGAACGGCACTTCGCGGGATCGTGCCCAACCGTCACAGGGTGGGACGCTAATGGTCGCGTCATCGAATGTGGGGAAATCCTCTACGACGAATACGGCAGCAGGACAGTCGATTGCCCGGCCTGCGGGCAGGAAATCGACGTTAAACGCAACCAGGTAAGGGCGCTGGCCAGCCGCGACCTCATGCCCTCGGACACGCTGCTGGACGCGCTGGCCAACGCCGGGGAATCAGTGCAGGCCGACCAAATCGAGCGCTGGATAGCCATCAAGCGACTACGCCCACGCGGCTACATGCACCAAGGGAAGTTCGTCAAAACCCGTGTGCAAGAGGCAGATAACGCCCTGTACAGCTTCGAGACTGTACGCAGGCTGCTACGAAAAGACGACCGCCACAACGCACGTCAGAAAGTCAACCGATAAACAACAAGGAGAAAACGCAAATGGAACAGCCCACCGCAGTAATCGCGGACGCGATCGCAGAGTTCATGCCCGAAGGAGACGGGGGTCAGGATGGCTTGGCCAACCTCGCCAACGCACAGTCGGTAATAGCCGCACTACGCGCCGCCGGGTACTCGGTGATGTCCAATCCGTACCGCCATGCAATGACGGACGAACAACAACAGGAGCTAGCCCAGTTCATCAACCGGCACTCGTTGGAGAACGGTTGTGACATACCAGATTTCGCCATTGCAAGCTACCTCGCAAAATGCTATCAGGCCCTGTGTCGAGCGGCCGATTCGAAAGTTTACTGGTCAAAAACTCTCTCACGCAGCGCATCCCAGATAGCCGTCACCGTGTGCAACATGTGTGGCCGCGAACGCACCCCGAACGATGCCCTCGACTACAACCCAATCCAGGTAGTCACACGTCAGCCGCTCGGCTGGTGCTCGGGCGACGACGGCGAGATATGCCCCGAATGCATGGCCCAGCTACTCGGCAGGACTAACTGATGAGCACACGAGCGAGCTGGCTTTGCTTCGCCGTGACCCGTGCTGCATTAGGCGAGCGAGTCGTATATGTTTGCGCCACGAGCGTTTCCACGCGCGATGCCTTCCTATTCGCCGGAAAGCTCGCCAAACGACATTTCGCCCAATGGGTAGAGCGAATCTACTGCGCCCGAGGGGAACAACAGATTCGGTTCACCTCCGGCGGTGTGGTCATGTTCTCAAACCCGGCGTGTCACAACTATCGGGGCGCGTCCTCGGATGTGCTCATTTTGGAATATGGTGCCGAGACCACAGGAACGGCTACCAGCCTGCTCGGGGCCAAGGCTGTACACCGCGCCACCGATACTGTGCCCGAAACCGACAGTGAGGCAACGGAATGAGTAGCACGCCCGTCGCTCTTCACTGGGTCGCCCCCGGATCGCCCCGGCAAGTTCAGGAGGCGCCGTATCAAGGCGGTAGATACCAGATCTACCCATGGAAAGGCGGGTGGACATTCAACCGCACAGACCATCCCCTGTTGCCGAAGTTCGACGGCTGGGCAACCGCCGAGTGTGAAGCAATGATGTTGTGTCAGAACGACTACCAGAAAGTCGCACGGCTCATAGCCTGGGTTGAGTACATCCTGAACAATGGCCCGCCGTCGCCCTGAATTGCGTACGCTAGCCCGATAGCTGGTTCTGTAGCTCAAGAGGTGAGAGCGGGTGAACAAGTCCCCGGTGGAAACGTACGACACAAGTTCCGGGTGGAAACCGAGATGCGGGATCATGGCCCGCCAGAACCCCTATGTCGGACCCTGGGAGTAGAACCGGCCAATGGACGCACGTAAGGCCATCCGCGAGGTCATCGAGAGCATCCCGAACCTGTTCGGCGTAACCCGGAAGAAGACTATCGGCGCCGAGGGCGAGACCGAGACCATCGTCTACACGCAGGCACAAGTCGCTGACTTGATCGCCTCGATACTGCCCGACAGCCTAAAGACAAAGGGCCACATGGTGATCGGGCCTCTGCCCGATATCGAGTCGGTGCCTGACCAGCCTCGGCGGCGGTATGTCCGTGTGCCAATCACCTCGCAGCCGTGGTCTGACGGCGCGGTGCGTATCAGCCCGCACGGTGACGAGGTGGTCATTCGCAATGTGCCCGACCGGCTGCACATGCAGGACGTGCCCGCGCTGGCCGCTGCGCTCATGGCCGCCCACTCGACATGGCGACCGACGCGCCGATAGGCCCGTGGGCAACCTGCATGTTTGACGGAAAACACGCCGCCCGAAATCCGCTACGCGGAAATGTCCATTCTGACCTGCTACTATTCCGTTTCGAGTCGCTACCCCCATGCCCGAACCCCTTCGGACCTGGGGGTTTGTTCATTTCCAGCTAACGTCAGTGGAGGTGAGATGACGACCGTTCAACGCAACACCACCACCCGCGACAAGCACCGGCGCATCATCAGGCTCGGGCTGGCGCCAAGTCCGTTCGGGCGGCACCCGGCCTGCTATCACTGCGGCGAGGACATCGATTACGACGCCCACCATCGCGACCCGCGCAGCTTCACCATCGATCACCTCAAGGCGCTGGCCAAAGGCGGAACCGACACCCTCGACAACATCGTGCCCGCGCACTGGGATTGCAACCGCAACAAGTCCGACAAAGACCTTGACGAGCTGCTTCCCGGTGGTGTCACGTTCGTGACCGAACGCTGCTGGTGGTAGGGCGATGGACGAACGACGCGCCGCCGCATATCAGAGGCTCGATGAAGTGGTTCGCGAACTGACCGCGATCACCGAAGATGAAAGCGACGACGGCCAGCCCCGATACACGGCCACCGATTACGTGCTCATCGTTGGTGCGCAGACAATCGACAACGACGGCGATCGCGTCGGATACGTCACCGTCTATCCGCAGGGCGGTTCGCAACCGTCGTACATCACCACAGGTCTTGTCGCCCAGGCCCAAGGATTCCTCGCGGCCTCGCCCGCTGACTGA